GAGCCATTCCACGCTACGAGAGCCTTTTCCCCAGCTACTACCGTAACGCCCGCTGTTGGACCAGAGCCTCGAACAACGATAGAGCCTGTGCCTGCATTAATTACTACATAGGCTTTGCTTTGCGCAGGGGCCGTAATATTGCGGGTGGTTGCGCCGTTGCTAGCAGTCCACAAAATAACCGCATTACGTGCCTGATTATCCGCGCCGTTAGTCGTGCTAAGGGTTACGTCAGCGTTAGCAGATAGCGAAACTGTGCCAGCTACCGCATCATCAAGCAAATCCGTAATTGCTTCATTGACAGTGGTACCCCATGTACCAGACAGATCTCCTGTGGTTGGAAGCGCCAAACCAAGTAGGGGGGTAAAGTTAGTGACTGCCATATTTATTCCTTAAATTGTCATTGCAACATTTTGCCAGTTTGGTGTCTGGCTGTTATCTATTGTTGACCAATAGAAATAGTTGGGTGTCTCTACCTGACCACTTGCCTGCACCCCAGATATTGCCACTGTCCTACTTGAACCAACAGTACCTAGGCTACCTACTGCTAAGACACCCGACAAAAATTCTACATAGGAAAAATCAACCGTTCCTACTGCCCCAGATGCCACCACTCCGGTTAAAGCAACTTGCGGCCCCGCACTTACTGTCCCTGCCTGCCCTAAAGCTAATACGCCCGTAATATCGGATGTATATAACTTGGATGCAACTCCCGTAAAACCTTCTGCTTGAACCCCAATAAGAGCAACGCTTTTATCTGGCGAAACAGTGCCAACGGAACCTATGGCCTGTACACCAGAAGATTCTAGTGTGCCGCCCCATCCGTTGTCACCCCAACTATGTTCACCCCAGCCAAGAGAAGACATACCTTATTTATCAAGTTGTTGCAAGTCGGAGTAGCGCAGTACTTGTGGCATTTGATGGCATCGTTAATGTAAATGTACCCGCTGTTACCGTCTGCGGTCCAAATGTATGCACGCTAACGGCCTTATCAGACTGAGTAGAGTTATAAATCAATACGGCATCAAAAGCTGTGGCTAACGTCACAGTTGTATACGTGATTGAAGCTGAAGGAGTCCAGTAACCTACGCCCGCAGTTGCCGATGTATTAGAAGACAGCGGAGAGGTTCCATTAGTAACCGCTACGCCGCCCGCTGTATACCCCGAGCCAGACACTTCGCCCGTAGCTGAATAAACTGTCGTTGAAGCGGCTACTGTAGCTGAAGCTAGGTATAGAGCAGCCTTAAAAGTATCGCCTGTACCAGTAGTAAAGTTATGTGTGGCCGTAAGAAGTTCACCCAAAAAACTAGTAGTCATTGCCTGTGTATTTGCCATGATGGCTCCTTCAATTAAAAGATGCCGCTTCGGCGGACAAGGTTATAGTTTTTTTAAGTTTAACATGTGCAGACCTATGTACAAGATCACCTTCTAGCCAATACTCTATCCAGGTTGTATGCTCATTGTCATTATCGATAAAGCCTTCTTTTTTCTCAAGAAGAGAATCATCCATTTCACCCTTAGTAGTATTTACAAGCGCCATTATAAAATCCTTATGAAATTCGCACGATGGCACTGTTTGCGTCGGGCGTTGGAAAAATAATTTGAAAAGTATCGTTTGTTACTGTTTTATCCGAACCAAAGTCCAACACCGCAACCGATGGTTTACCAACCACCGTATCGTTATAAATTAACGCACCACGCACAGTAAACGCGGCGTTCGGCCAAGTTGCACTATCAAATGAAATATACGCAGTAGGCACACTTAATATATTTGCCCCAGATGTTGGTGATACTAAAATTGTCAGATCTAACCCAGCAGCAGTATAGCCTGCTCCAACTATCTCTCCTACTGTAGTGTAAGCCGTTGTGGTTGGCCCAATATTTGCAGCGGCGGTATACAGCGCAACCTTAAAAGTATCTGGCGATGTTGGCCCAAAATTATGAACCGCTTGAAGTAGCTGGACTTTAAAGCTCGTCGTTGCGATTTGCTGTATTGACATGTTAGTTCGCTATCTTTAATTTTGTTTGCCCATCTCGGTATGCATCACCTCTTTCCAGACCATCACCCAGACGTTTAGCCAAACTAAGGGCTTCCTTGTACTTGTTATCGTATAAGGCCAACATATCAGCCTCACCCTTCATAAACGTGTAAGCCTCAATAAGAGAGCCGTACAAAAGAACCGTATCAAAATTATCGCCTAACCATGATGTGCCCGAAGTGACAATCGACTGAGGGTAGTAATAATAATGAAGTTCTACGTTATATACGGCGTCAGGAGTTGGCCCTAATATGAAAGTTAATTCATTGGTAATGAGACTGTTACTAATAGTTGGGCCGAATAATGCGTAGTAGCGCGGCAATCCTATGTCAGAAGCTTTCGGATATGACTGGCGAATAAAGTTTACATCCTTGTTGAGTAAATACTCATACGAACCAGTTTCCAAACTACCATCAATAACTGCAAGCGAATATGTCGATAAAAAATCATCCGGGCAGGCTAAATATTTATTAGACGCTTGCGTAACCCCCGTCATATTTTTACGCAATGAAGGGAACTGAACTGTATTGTAAATACGCTGCTCCGCTTGTTCAATAAAGCGGTTAACTTGTTCTGCCGACGTTTGTACAGATCCATCAGCCAAAGTTATATCTGGAAAATTATTTTCCGTATACGACTCTATAGCAGCTACAAGTTCAGTGTAATTCATACTTATGCCATTGGTCCACGGGACATTGTCCCTTTAGTTGCCGCACCAGTACCGCGCATTTTAATGCCGGAAGTCTTAGTTGGCGCACCATCCGGTAGAACGCGGATACTTCCAACAGTCATATTTACAGTATTAGAAGAACTACAATTTGGGCCGCTACCTGGGTTTTCATTTACCCTAATGGACTTGCCATCCATCGTATGTGGCTCTGCATAAACAGCGGCAGAACCAACTTCTTTACCGCCTTTTTTTTGTGAGAATTTAGCCATTAGCGACTCCGTTGGTTGTTAGCGCGAGCCATATTGCGTCCAACTTTCTTCATATCAGAAGAAGTAACGCCACCCTTTTTCAAAGATAACTTAGTACCCTTGCCACCTTTGTGTTCTTGAGCATCATGCTGCTTGAAAGCTTTCATAATCATCGCTTTATCTTTTGATTTATCTGCTTTCATGTCTTCCTTCATATCGCTTTTAACCATTTTAGACTCCTATCTGAATTGTTACTGTACCAATTTGCGCGGCCATTGCCAAGTAATTGGGGGTTAGAATTGAATCAAAACCTCTTGAGCCGCCAACAGGGTTCCAGCCCCACTGAAATACTCTACTGCCTGCCTCTGGATACCCGAACCCATCTACAGAAAGACTATTGGTAGATAAAAGTTGCAATCCACTATTTCCAGAAACTTGATAACTTATGTCGGGGCGCGGCTCTCGTACTGCTTGCGGGTCGTTAACCGGATACATACCCAACTGTAATTGCGGCTGGTCAGGATCCCAACATGCACGGCAAACCTTTACTTTGTAAGGCTTAGTCTTAACCGTTTGCGTACGCAGTTCTGACAGTTTGTAACGCTGTGCGCATCTATCGCACTCCGCAATTGCAAACTTACCAGAAGCAAATTTATTAGGCATAGAACATATTCCTTGGCACAAACCGCAAAGGAGACGTATCGCGGTCTTCCTCGACGGCCAACTGCCACTGCTGCTCGTAATCTACCTTTAACCCGATAACACGATTTGGATCTACATCCGGTAACTTCATGCTCAATAAGTATGCCAGACCCGCCACCATGCAAGGGATAAATCGGAACGGGATGTCTTGAATTGAAACACCCGTGCCAGCATCCTGTATACGACGCATCCGGTAGTACACAAACGTGTATTGATCCCCTGGCGCATTAGGCGTAGGCCATATATTAATGCAAGGTAAATTCTGTACTATTATCGACGCACCATCAGCGTGCGCCGTAGCCGTTGTATTGTCTTGCCCGCGAGCGCAGTTCGTTAGCTGGTTGCCTATGATATTTGGATAACTGATAGTTTCCGTGCCAATCTTAACAAAGCCGGATGTAGTTAAGCCAGAAACATCAGACAACGTAATAGTATTGTCAGTGCTAGAGATGCCTCCAGTTTGGCTTATAGTGACCGTGGTAGGGTTTTCTTGCCCGGACTGACGGTTATACCAAACTTGAATCGGACGGCCTTGCGCGAGCTTATTCGGGATACTCATGTAAGTCGATTCTGAGATGCCACTAATGTTGATGTCACTCTGATTTGACACAACACCGTTACTCTGGCGAATCACGGTATCTAGTAGGTTAATTGTATCTGTAGGCATAGGGTATATAGCTTGCCCTGTAACCATAGCAATCTGACCTTGTTCGACCGTCCAAAAATTTAACCCACGATTTGCCCACTCAATCGTTAGTAAATTTAACGACCGCCTTGCTGTACGGAAGTTATAGCCCGTACGAAATTCTTGACCACAGCGCTCAAACGCCTCTTCAATGAGGTCGTTCATATCAAGATTAAAAGCGGTAGTTCCGGTAGTTAAAGCCATTATCTAAACCCCGCTGTTTTCTTTGCTATTGTCTTAGGCTGCTTTACAAACTGTTTACCTGCTGCTTTGCCTACTCGTTTTGCTTTTGTTGTCGCAGCATACTCAGCGGGACTTAATGCCTTAATAGCCTTCTCTGGTAGGTAACGTTCGCCAGTTTTGGACGAAGGCTTACCAGATTTTGTGGTCCATTTCTGGTCGGCCCAGTTTTTTAGGCTTTGCTGGGTCGCTTTCATTTATACCCGCCGCCCTTAGCTTTATAGTTCTTTGTAAGCAACTGGGCCTTACGGGCTGACCATTGGCCTGCACCAGTACCCTGAACTGCCCGAGCTTTTATGCTATCGAACATATTTTTACGCATACCCGGCTTAGTATAGTTACCCGCAGCATTAACCTTAGATACCGGACCACCCTCTTTATATTGAGTGAAGTCAGTATCATCCCGACGCGCTTTTTTCTTCGCGCCGGGCATCTTGGAAGGGTTGATGTCGCCCATACCGCGAGAGGATCTCATATCAGCACATACCGCCTTTTTTCATTCCTTTATTACCAGCCATAACAATCATCTTGCCTTTAGTTTTGCCTTTGGTAGCAACGCCATCTTTACTGGGAGCAGCGGTTTTTACTGCGCCCATCTTAGAAGCAGCTACACCGCCTGCTGCCATCTTCTTTGCAGGCATCTTAGCCATAGATTTTTTCTCAGCCATCATCTTCATAAAACCTGGTTTCATTTTGGAAGCCATAGTATCACCACCTTTTGAGAATTTTCGGCCTTTATCGGCCTGGTTAAAATCTTTACCCACGGATTGTGGGACGCCTACCTTCTTAGAAAATGACGGCGAATGCGCTATCGCCGCCATAAAGTTACGTTGCTTCTTACTAGTACTAGGCACGAGTCTTGCCCCTAATTGCACAACCATCAGCACGGGAAGAAGCTGATTTAGCCATACCGCCCGAAGCCATCTTTTTAACTTTGCCACCGTGCTTAAAGTTTGGATTACCTTCATCAGCAAACCGAACTTCGTCCGTATCACGAGGTCTGCGTGCTACGTCTGCTTTAGATTCATAATATGGTTCACGTTTTTGGAATGCTTTAGGCAAATCTTTTGGGCCAGACTTAGCGGCTGCACGCGCTGCAAGTTTTGGAAGTGCCCTCAGTAATGCTGTCGCACCAATAAAGTCTTCTGGATTAACGGTCTCTAAGGCTTGTTC